ATCTATTCTTGTTGTTTTTACATGAGTTTCAGATATTAAATTCATCTCCTCTAAAGCATCTTTGATATAGGCTATACCTCTACCAGTCTCCATTATACCAACCCTATCCATAATTTCTTGAATTTTCATTTATTCCTCCCTAGGTTTTTGTTGAGCAGCCATTCCAAATCCGCTTATATATTCTTGTTTTAATTGTTGCACATGAGCTAATGTAGCTTGTGTTAATTCTAAATCCTCTTCTTCTTGTGTCCAATTTGACATAACAGCTTCTAATGTTTTTATAGATGCATATAGAACTACTAGGCGTACTAAGTTATCATTAAAATATCCTATATCACTATGGCTATATTCTAAACCTGAGCCACTTTTATTTATTGGAGCATTGTTAACATAATAAGCTTTAAAGGAATTAGGATCTGCACCTGGTGCTGGAAACACATTTATCTCAGAGTTATTTAAAATAGTATAAGCAGGATTTAATTTAGAAGCATAATGCATGCTTTCTGTATCTGTCACCCTTGCTTGTAATCCTGGAGGTATAAATCTACAATTTCTCCAATCATTATTAGTTCCAGACTCTCTTACAACTGAAATAATAGCTGCCCCATTTAAATTTAATCCTTGACTAGTTTGTTCAGCGCTACCCTTAGTAAAATCTGTTATATCTGTAGGTTTTACTTGCAACCATTTATCTGTAACATCTAAAACACCATCCTTTAGAAATTGTGTTAATTCAGCAGTAGTAGGAGTAGTTCCTACAGAAACGCCTGTTATACCTTGCACTTGTGCTTGAAATGTTGCCATTATACTCCTTCTTTATATGTATTATTACTTATCTTAAAATTTTTATTTTTAACTCTTTTTTTTGAGTTGTACTTTCTACGCAAAGAACCTGTGTTCAGTTTTTTACCTGAACCAGTATCCTTTCCATAATTTATTGTTAAAGTATCTGCCATTTTAATTTTACCTGCCCCCTAGAAAGGAAATCTAACTAGGGAGCAGGATTTATTTTTTTACATGCCTGCTATTATATCATCAACAGCGCCTGATGGTATTACTAAGACTCTTACAGTTCCTGAGCCCAAATCTACCACATCACCACTACTACTTGCTACTACTGAAACAGTATCAGCAGCAGTAACATCTGCAGTGAGTTGTAAATCTGCTACATCAAGACTATGACTTACCATAACTATATCACCTAAAGCGGCTCCTGTTACAGTAATGTTTGTAGCTTCTTCGTCTCCATCACCAATACTACCAAAGTCAACAGTTGCTGACCCCGCTAATACTCTACCAGAAGGATGATTTGCAAACCAGTATTTATTTGCCATTTAACTATCCTCCTTAAGTATTAGCTGAAGCTGTACCAACAGCCCAACCATCTTGGTCATTAGTTACACCTTTTACCCACCATTTACCGCCTGCAGATATTATGTGTATTTGATCTCCAGCAGCACCTTTTGATGCAGCTAAAGTTAATTGATCATGTGATGAACCATTAAAGTCAATACCAACATCATTAGTACCTTCAACACTAACTGCACTGCCAATAAAGAAATCAACGCCATCTTTAGCGTCAATATCAAAATCACCAGTACCATTAGCAGCTACTAATAAGAAAGTAAACTCAAGCCCATCTTGTCCATTGATGTGAGGCAAATTGCAAGCAGCAGCACCATTAACACCACCACTAATTACAACTACTGCACCACTATCTGAAGCACTTAATGAAGCAGCTGCTCCACCAGTAAGATTGACAATTTTACCAACTTTTTTATCAATACCCATACCATGACCATTCGCTTCTAATCCGTATTGTGGAATTCCCATAATATACCTCCTTATGTCCAGATAGCGTGAGTTTCAGGACAACACCATTCCATTCCCGCTTCTGTTAAGATTTGATCTACTCTTCTGTCGACCCCAGAGTTTTCAAGTGTTTGCACACCAACGTAGACTGCAGTATCTCTATTGATACCATTACCAACTAGTGGCCTATATGCACAATATTTCATATTTATACCAAGCATTTTAATATTAGTACCATCTAAATGTACATTTCTAGTAATATTCATATCACCATATACAGTAGAAATAGTAGTTATATCAATACCAAATACTTTCTTTTTACCAGTCATAGAAAAATCACCTCTAAAATTAGTAGAAATTTCTAGATTGTTTTGATAGTATCCACTTAGTTTATGCAACCAATTATAAACTTCTGTTGAACAGAAGAATACAGTTGAACCTGCATTATTATATCGTGGATCTAACATTGCTGATAAATCATCCAAGAAAGAATCTTGTGTTTTAGTTGCTGTAGCTAAATTGAATGCATTACCATAAGTTGAAATAAAGTTAACAGCACCTTCAGTAGTTTTACTGTAAGCAGACTGTTGGCTTCCAAACAATAATGATTGCTCTATATCCCATTTATGCTCAATTAACTTTTCTTTCCAGATTCTTGCCCACTCATTACCCTCATACTTTAGAACTGTTGCTCTATCAGTATTATTCATCACTGCTGATGTTTTCCAGATTTGAGTTTGACCATAACCTGTTGAGTAAGGTTGATCTTGCCATGTTTCAGGATAACCACTTCCAGCATCAAAAGCAGTACCAACTACATATACTTTAAAAGCTTCCATGAACTCAGAACTTTTAGTTGTAGTTGTTTGAGAGCCATCATATGCTAAACCAGCTGCTGCATCAGTTGTATCATCAGCACCAGATACTGCATCCATAAAGAATACTGCACTTCCAGAGCCTTTAATACATGTTGCATTTATAACTGCTTTATTAACACCAGTTGCTGCTGCTGAAGAACTTGCAGGAAGAGTATCGAGATCTACAGAGTTAATTCTCCATAAAGTATATCCAGATACTGTTCCAGCATCAGCATTAGCTTCGCTTGATGCATGTGGTACTTTAATAATTTGACCAGGTACGAAAAATTGAGGTTGTGTACCCTCAACACCTTCATAATAGTCAACTACTTTACCAAAGACATTTTGCTTATTTCCATTTGAATCATAGTCACAAAAGAATGAAAATGAATATACATTTCCTTCTGCAGGTGTGCCTGTTGTTGCAGGCGCTGTTGCAGGTACTGCTATTGCACTAGTATTAAAATCAGACATAAGAGCATATCTTTTAGTATAAGACGATCTTTTTTCAGTAAATTTGAAAGAAGGATCATCTGTTGGTTTCTTAGAAACCATACTTACGAATCGAAAGAAGGGATCTTGAGCTAATGCTAGTTCAGATACATAGTCGCCGAAATTATACTTTCTACGCAACGCTCCTGTATCTAAAGCAGCAGAGCCCGATTCTCCTCTTTCAATTGAACTGCCAGTATAATTACTGCCAGTTACATTATTTAAATCAGACATTTGTCTATCTCCTTTTACTTAATTAAGTTTAGATAGACTTTAAATTATATATTTATAGCCTAGCCAAACAAGTTATCAACTTCATCTTTAAAGCCAAGGATATTTTCAAATACTTCTCTGTCTTGAGTAATATTTTTATCGCCTTGACTATTTGCTCCTGATAGGGATGTAGGCATATTCCTCACATTTTTCATCTGATTTAGCATGTCTTGTTTTGAAGATTGCAAAACATTAGCTGTGACTTGATCCTTATTAACTATTTGATTTATATCATCAAGAGTCATTTTATGGGATTGAGCCTTAGCTTTAAATTGTACAAAGTCTTCATCAGACATAGCATGCTTTTTCTTGAATTGATCCTCTTCCTCTTTTCTAGCTCTAACTGCCTGTGCTTGACCTGCTCGTTTCTTTTCTTGTTGAACCATTGATCCTACACGTTGGGTTACAAGTTTTTCGACATGAGCATTCATTACTTTAGCACTATCGGAAGCTGGATCTGTCATAGCTTCATGCTGATCGTAAACAAAATCTTCATCAAGAGATAATTCTTCTTGAATAGATTGTGCTGGTGGACCACCATTTTCCAGATATGTTCTAACATGAGTTACTAATCCACTATCATTTTTCATTGCTTCTAAGACAGGTACGAACTTTTCAACTTCTCTATACCTATCTCTCCACTTAACAGCTTCACGGCTACTATCTTTGTAGCGCTTTGCCCAGTCTGTGCTGTCAGTAGACTGCGTATCTTGCGTATTGGAGCCCTTATTTAAGATTTCGTGGGTTGCCATATCGGGGCCACTTGTTTGTTTAGGGGTTGCCTCAGGGACGTCTTTAATCTGGCCATTAACTTGTTCATCAAGTTGGTTAAAGAAGTCATCAGAGCCTGTTTCAGGAATGCCTTGAACTGAATTATTGCTAGCAACTTCTGCTTGCTCTAATGATTCAGACTGCATACCTATCTCAGGGTTACTTTGAACTTCACTTTCGGAATTCGCCATTCTTCCTCCTTTTTTATTTTAAAAATCTTTGTCGTATTTTATTCAACTTTTTCTGAATTTTCCAAGTCTTTTTTTACATTTTGTAAAATATCTGATTGTCTAGCCCTATTTAATTGAGCTGTATTAGCCATCATTCCTCTAGCTAATTTCTGTTTTCCTTCAGTCTCTACAAACTCTTGATTCATCTTAGATTTAACTTGCTCTTTTTCTTTATTTATTTCAATTTCAGCTTGACCAACTTTCATTTTTATACCTGCTTGAACAAGTTGTCTTTCAAGTGTTTCAATTGTTCCATCTTTATCTTTAATAGATTCAGATAGTTGTTCAACTTGTCCAGATAACTGAGAATATAATGATTTTCTTTTAACTATATTTTCTTTATTTCTAATATCTGTTTCAGCCAGTACTGCTATATCATCTACCACACCTAAATTAAGCAATTGTTTTAATTCTTCTAAGTATGCCCATCTATTAACAGGTAAAGTTGATCCAGCTATAACTCTAACATCATATCTTAATGTAGAAATATCCATACTTTTCCCAATAGCTTCTCCCATATCATTATATATAGGTACATTAATTTCCTGCTCTTTACCTTCTTGTATGGAGCTAGGTTGTAGTATTCTAAATCTTTTATTTGCTGTATATGTTGCCTGACAAAACTGCAAAACAACTTTACCTAATTGCATTAAAGCAGGTTCTACAGAACTACTCATCCATTGTTTTATTCTTCTAGTGCCATATTCATCCATGGCTAACATACCTCTATAAGTTTCAGATGCCCCTCCTGAGTCTCCCATCATAGAGCTATATATACCTGCTAAATATTCCATATCAGACTTACCTTGTTGTATTATCTGGAAAAATGCATTAGATAATGGAGCAGGCATTACGGGAGTAGGTCTTTCAACTCCAGGTCTAATAGGAAGAAGAGCTCCAGGACTTGATGCATATTTTTCCCAAATATCTGGATCAACACTACCTTCTTCATACATCCATCTTAAACTACTTCCTAAAGATGCATTATGCACCATAATTTGATGAGCTTTATTTATTTCTTTTTGTTTTCCAATCAATGGAGCAACTGCAGAAATAGGGAATGGTGTTCCTGTCCATTTAAAATGAAATGGTATAATCGGATATTCTTTTACGGATTCTGGTAAAACCTTTTCATATAAAAGCTTATCTCCGACTGTACAAGTTTGCTTTATTCTTACATCGTAAAACTCGACAACATCTACTATATTCTTAACAAATTTCTTATCCTTTAATAAAATCTTATACTCTTTATCTGAGATAACAGTATTTTCAATCCTAGATTCGGCAGCTTGAAGTTTACTCATACATTCCTGTTGATAGGATTGTAATTGTTGTTGCATCATTTTTTGAGCCTTTTGAGTTTCTAGTTGATATCTCTCTGGGAGCATATCCCCTTTTTGTACAGCTTCTTTCATTTGCCTATCTTGCTCGAGCATTTTAACTTGTAGCTCTTGAGCCATCTCCTGTACCATTATATTACATTGCTCTTGTATTTGTTTTAATTCTTCTGGAGCTGGAGGGATTCTATAGAATAGATTAATATATAATATTTTTACTTTTTCATATACTTCAAAAAATTCTAATAATTGATCTTGTTCTCCATTAGAAGTAATTCCTTCAGCTGAGCCTTCAACTACATCATTATATCCAAATAGTTTATGCTCTTCATCTCCCATAGCTCTTGCAGAGTAACTTCTTTGAGTATTTTCATCACTACTAGATGACATTATTTTTCTTTTTTCACCAGGAAATAATTTAATTAGATGTTCTTTTGGAAGCACTTTTCTAACCATTATAAAAGCAGCATCTTTAAATAACATATCTCTCGATTTTGGATCTACATATAAATCGAATGATTCTGGTTGCTGTATAACAACTTCTCCCATTCCATTATCTGCATCTGGATCTACAGAAACAGTTAAATATCCTATACCTTTAGTTACAGCTTCATTAATAGCATTTGCATATATCGTTGAACCATTTGAATTTCCCCAAACATAATCTGTTAAATCTGAAAGAACTGCAGCTACACTAGAATCACTACCTTCAATACCAATAGCTTGCCATCTAGGGTTATTTGCAGTTGCATAAAAATTCAACATTTCAACTACGGGTAAAATTCTATTTATTGTAAAAGTAGGCATTCCTTGGTCTTCAAGAGCAGCCTTTTCTTCTTGAGTTAATTGTTCATCGTGAGCAAAATCATAACCTTTTTGATTGATAGTTTCCCATTGTTTTCTTGTCCAATTATTAGCAAGGTTATATAACTTCCTTACTTCATCCGCACGTTTCTTTTTAGCCATTCATTCTCCGTTTAATAGTTATCTTCTAAATTCCGATCTCTAGCTTTCTTTAATTCGTCTTGTGCCTTTGTTTTATTTTGGTCTAAATTCCACATATCGAATTCATCCATATTTTTAACCTTATTAAAGACACGAGGATTAGTTTCTTCTGTTACTTCCCAGCTATGACTTCCTGTCTCCTCTGTATCAAACTCTCTAGGATTAGTTTCTTCTGTTGTTTCCCAGCTATGACTTCCTGTCTCCTCTGTTTCACCATCCGAACTACCAAGAAAGGCTGGAATATCGCCATAATTAGTTTTATTATCAGTATTAGTACCCGCATATATATTAGTTCTAGTTGCTTCCCTTATAGCAGTATTTATATTGTCATCCATGCTTTTTGACCATATCTGATTGTCATCACCTAAAAAATCTGCTGAACCTGAAATCAATTGCGCTGGATTGCTCATAGCAGGATTATTCATAGTAGTTACTTGCATTTCTTTATTTAAATTATATCTAGTACCCCAAAAATTTTCTTTAATCCATCTCATAACCCCTGGTTTCGATTCTAATGGTACTTTAAATGCGGCTTCTTTATCAAAATCCTTTAATGGATAACGATCAGAAAATTCCTTATCTATCTTTTCCTGCCACCTAC